GGTGCCGGCGACGTCGCCGATCGCCTGGCGGCGGGCCTGCGCCACGGCCGCGGCGGCCGCCCCGCCTTCGCCCCAGGCCTGCACCACCGCCAGGGTGGCGGCGGCGTCGGCGGTCAGCGCTGCGGTGCGGTCGCTCAGCGCCGCCGTCTGGCCGGCGAGCGCCGTCGTCACCGCCGCGTCGATGCGCGCCTGGCGCTCCGAGGCGGTCAGCAGCTGGCCGCGCACGTCGAGCTCGGCCAGGGCCTTGGCCCGGTAGAGCTCGCGCGCCCGGCCGGTCATGGTCGCGGCCTTCGCCTCGATCTCCGCCGTCTGCCGGATGCGGTCTGTCTCGGAGATCCGGCTGCTGGTCTGCCAGTCGAGCCGCTCCTGCGCGATCCGTGCGCGCTCAGGGTCGCCCATTCGTCCGGTGGCGATGCCGCGGTTGACGATGCCGAGCTGGCCGACCGCCTCGTCCCGCTGCTCGAAATCCGGCGTCAGCGACCGCACAACATCGGCGGCCGCTATGCTTGCCGTGCGGTCCTTTTCGGCCCGGGCCGCTCTCTCCAGCAGCACCGGGGCCCGAAGGAGATCGTACTCCATCGCCTGAAGCTGGGCGTCGCTGACGGCCCTCAGCCCGCCAGTGGCCGGCGCTGCGGCTCCGGGCCGGTTGCGCAGCTCGGCATCGCGCATCCGCTGTGCCGCCGGGTCACCGACGCCCGAAAGATCGGGGGCGCGGCCCTGCGCCTGGCGCCGGGCGCGCTCGGCCTGGATCGCCGCCAGCTGCTCTTCGGGCGTCGGCTCGCGGCCGATGATCGCCTCGCCCATCGCCCGGTAGGCGTTCGAGGCCGCGGTGGCGACCTCGTTCCAGCGGCGCCCCAGCCAGGTCAGCCCGTCGTCAGCCAGGTTCTTGACGCGCGCGTTGAGCGCGTCCGCCAGGACCATCTGCGCCCGCGTCCGATCGCCCTGGCGGTCGAGGGTGCGGATCAGGGTGAGGGTACGGTCGTCGAGCAGGCCGAGCTGCCGCTGCAGCCGCTCCGCGCCGGCGACGGGGTCGGCGAAGGCATCGGCCAGGGCGGCCGTGGCCGTGGTGGCGTCCTGGCCGGTGGCGGCCGCATAGTCGCGGCTCGCCTTGATCAGCTCGCCCATCNCCGGGAGAGCGATCCGGCCGGTGGAGAGGTAGGCCCGCTGCTGGTCCTCGGCCGCGTTGCGGCTGATGCCGGCGGCCGCCGCCTCGGCGGCCGACTGCGCCCGCAGCTGGTCGACCGTGACGCCGATCGCCGCCCCCCGCCCGCGCAGCGCCTGCTGCAGCTCCTTCTCCCGGCCGATGGCCGCGTCGGCCGAGGTCGCCATGGCGGCGAGCGCGCCGACCACGCCGAGCGCGGCTGCGCCATAGGCGACCGTCGGCGTCACGAGAGCGGCGAAGGTCCCGCGCACCGACCCGAAGGCCTGCACCACCTGCCCGCCCTGCTGCATCAGGATGGTGAAGGGCGAGGCGCCGCTCGCCAGCGAGGCGGCGATGTCGCTCGCCGTGTACTGGATCGTCAGCAGCTGGTTGCGGGTGAGAGCCGCGGCCCCGCCGGCCGCCCGAATTCGTCCGGCCGTCACCTCGAAGGTGCGGTTGGCCCTGGCCGTCGCGGCCGCCAGCTCGTCGCTGGTGATGGCACCGGCCCGGGCCAGGTCGCCGTAGCGCGCCAGCTCCGCGTTGAGGTTCTGCTGCGCCGCCCCCAGGGGGTCGAGCTCGGCGCGCAGTGCCTTGGCCTCGGCCGCCAGGCGGTCCGCCTCGGCGAAGACCGCGGCCGAGGCGGCGGCCGAGCCACCGGCGCCGACCCCGACCCCGAGAAGGCTGTTGAACCGCGCCTGGGAGATGTCGGCGGCCTGCGCCTGCCGGGCCTCGATCGCCGCGTTCGCCAGCCGCGTGGCCGGGTCGGCGGCGGCCGACAGCTCCCGGTACCGCCGGGCGAGCTCAGCAACCCCCCGGGCGCGCTCGCCGTCCGTGATCGCGCCCTGGCGATGCAGGGAGTTCAGCCGGTCCTGCTCGTCGCCCAGCTGGCGTTCGAGCCGCGCCAGGGGGTCGAGCGCCTCCCGGAGGCTCTGGGCCTGGCGCGCGGACTCGGCCAGCTGGGTCGCGACCCGCTGGTCGCCGAGCCTGTCCAGCTCGGCCGCCGTCCGCTGGCCGGCCTCGCCCAGCTGGCCCAGTTCGTCCTTCGCCCCGCGCACCTCGCCGGAGAAGCCACGGCGGTCTGCCGTCAGCAGGACGGAGAGCTTGTGCTGCGTCTCAGCCATGGGAGCGGCTCGCGTAGTGTGCCAGGGCCTCGCCCTCGCAGGTCAGGAGGTCGTCGAAGAGCCGCCCCTTGAGGCGCAGGCCGAGCGCCCGGGCGGCGATCGGCGCGGCGGTGAGGTCGAGGCCGACCCGCAGGGCGAAGCCGTGCCCCGCGACCCAGCGCCACTGCGTGGTCAGGGCGGCGAAGAGCCGGAGCGCGTCCAGGATGCCGCGGTCCTCCACCTCGAACGGCCTTTCGGGCTCGTTCGAAGGCGCCTCCAAGGCCCGTTGAATGGCCTCGGCCGAGAAGCCGAAGGCCTTGAGGTCGGCGGCCATGGCCTCGCGGGCGGCCGCGCTCTCTTCGGCCCGGCCGTGCAGCAGGTGCCGCACGGCCGACCTCAGTTTCCCAGGCGGCGCTCGGCCGCCGCTTCGGGCGCGACGGAGGCGATATAGGCCTGCCAGACGGCCGGCCCGATGAAGATGTCGGCGAGCAGCCTGTCGCGCAGGCTGGCGGACCACGGCAGCGGCTGGCCGTCGTCGTCGCCGATCTCGTTGTCCGGCACGCCGACCCAGACCCGGCGCAGCAGCCAGGTGGCGAAGTCGTCCGCCGTCTTGCCGGCGTCGAAGGCCGCCCGCCAGGCCTTCTGCTCCTCGTCGACCTCGGTCTTGCTCAGCGGGGAGAAGATGGCCCGGAAGCTGTCGGACTCGAAGCGGCCGCCGTCGATCGGCCGGCGCACGGTGACAGGCCAGGTGTAGGTGATCCGCTGCGCGAGTCGGAACATGGACGGCAGTCTCCTCGGGTTACTGCACGATCAGCGACAGCTCGTCGTCGCCGTCGGTTGGCAGGAAGGTGAGCGGGATCGACCACATGGCCGCACCCTGCTGCGCCGGAGCGTTCGACGGACGGCCGAGCTGCACCTTGGTCGCCGCCAGCTGGACAATGCTGCCGGCGGCCGTGCCGTGCTGGAGCGCGAGCGCGCCGGTGGTGCCGGCCGCCGCCAGGGCGAAGGGGTTGAGCGCGCTCATGGCGGTCGCCTCGACCAGCGCCGTCCCGGTCATCCGCCGGTCGGAGATGTCGATGAGCTCGTCATTGACGCGGCTGGCCAGCTCCACCGCTTGGCCGCAGCGGATCTCCAGCTGCTGCAGGCGCAGCTCGACGCCGTGCAGACTGAAGGTCGTGTTACCCTTGCGGACCGGTAGCGGGTCGGCCCACTCGCTGAGGTCGGCCGTCGGCATGGCCGCGTCCGTCGGCGCCGCCCACAGGCCCATGATGTCGGACATCAGCCGCGGATGCTGGTTGGCCTCGAACATGAGGGTCTGTGCCGAGCGCGCGCCGACGGACTTGAGCAGGGTGCCGTCGTTGTTGATCCAGACGGCACCCGACTCCGGATCGGCGGTGGCCGGCAGATAGGTGACGTCGGTGTCCGCGGTGACCGTCCCCGCCCAGCCACCCATCCGCCACAGCGGATCCCAGACCGGCAGGCTGCCGGCGGCCCCGGCGCCGACCAGAGCCGTCGAGAACTGCAGGCGGGCGGTGAGCGCCACCGGCAACGACGGGTAGGCCGAGAAGTAGGACTGCACCGTCTCGATGGAGAGGTCGGAGCCCTCCATGGGCGACCAGGAAACGTCCCAGGCCTTGATGGCGTGGGTGTCGCCGGCGAGCGCCGTCGCGTCGTTGTAGGCCGTCTCCAGCCCTGCGAGCAGGACCTTGAGCGGCCAGCGTTTGCGTACTGCGGGCAGGGCCATCAGCCGGCCTCCTTCTCAGCTTGGACGAGGTGGGCCTGGCCGGCCCAGAAGACGGCCTCCTGCAGGGCCCGGCGGGCGAGCGTCGCCTCGGCTGGCGCACCGCAGGCCCCGAAGAGCTCCCAAAGCTCGGCCGCCTGCTTCCACACCTGGTCGAGCGGGCCGGGCTCGCGGTCGCCCTCCTCGCACTCCGCCTCGGCCAGCTCGGCCAGCTCGGCGAAGGGGTTGGCCGCCGGCGGCCGGAGAGCGTTGGGGGCGGCGGACTGTGTCCCGGCGGCCGACTGCAGATCGGCCGCACCGCTACCGGCGCAGGGGGCCTCGCGAGCCGTACCTGACCGCCCCTCTGGGGTAATCCGTGTCTCGTCCATCAGTCGAGCCCTATGGCCTGCTTGTAGAGTTCGAGGAGGCTCTGCTCCTCCTGCCGGTCCTGGTGGTCCATCTTCCGCAGGCGGACGATCTGGCGGACCACCTTGACCTCGAAGCCGGCCGCCTTGGCTTCCGCGTAGACGTCGCGGACGTCGGCCGCGAGGCCGGCCTTCTCCTCTTCGAGCCGCTCGATGCGCTCGACGAAGGACTTCAGGCGGTCGCCTGCGACTCCACCGACGTCGCTCATTTCGCCCGCCCCTTCGGAGGGGCGGCCGGGGGGGCGGCGACGGCCTCCGCTCCCCC